ATTACTACTGGAATATTACGTGTTCAAACTGGCTCATCTAATATAAACACAAGTTTTACTGTCCCAAAGAATACTTGGGCACACTTGGCAGTTGTCAACAATAACGGTTCATATACTGTTTATGCAAATGGGACTAGTGTTGCAAGTGGCAGTAATTCGGTTACGCCACAAAACACTTATGTAACTGTTGGTGCATTTCAAAATGCAAATGAGTTTTTTCAAGGCTATATTTCAAATGTCCGTATTACAAATACTGCTGTTTACACATCTGCGTTTACACCAAGTACTACCCCATTAACTGCAATATCTGGTACAGGTTTATTAACTTGTCAAAGTAGTAGTTTTTTTGATACAAGTACCAACGCACTTACAGTTACATCTATTGGTACACCATCAATATCAACATACATACCATTTAAGTTACCAAGTAATACTCGTAATTTATTAATAAGTTCACGAGCCAATGATTCTACAATAATAACTACTGCGCCTACATCAAATACAGATATACTGGCTTTTGGTGCAAATAGTATAGGTTCTGGTCCGTTTTATACATCAACGATAAATACATCAAGTAAATATACAATAACAAGAGCCAACAACTCTACTATAATAACTACTGCACCAACATCAAATACAGATATACTGGCTTTTGGTGCAAATAGTATAGGTTCTGGTCCGTTTTATACTTCAACGATAAATACATACAGTAAGTTAAGTTATACTATACCAAATATAGTAACAATATCTAGTGCACCTACATCCAATTCGGATATACCAGCATTTGATTTTAAAACAATAACACAAACATTTAATAGTAGGGTATTTACAACACCATCAAAAGTATTGTATCCTGTACCTAATATAACTTTAATTACATATCCTACCTTTGTTAGGTCTGAAGGTAATTTCCAAAATCTCAGTAGTTCAGGTACCACAACTACTGTCACACCTTCAACACAAAGGTGGACAATTGGTATTGGACAATAATTTAATCAATAGGAGTTTAAAATGATAGAACATTTTGCAGAAGTGAAAGATGGAGTAGTCGTTAACGTTATTCAAGCAGAACAAAGTTTCATTGACCAACAATCTGGCCAATGGATTAAGGCTTGTTATAGATTGAGTGGTAACGAATTGCCAGTAGGCGAAGATGGTCCAAAATTCAGAAAAAATTATCCATCGGTTGGTGATTTATATGATAGTGAACGTGATATCTTTACTGTACCTAAGCCTTTTCCTAGTTGGGTTTTAGAAGAAGAAACTGGTTTGTGGACAACTCCAGTACCTCATCCAGAAGGTACAGAAAAAAATTATAAATGGAACGAAGCAACTGTTTCTTGGGTGGAAATTACAGTTTAATATTATATTTGGACATTACTAAATACCTGGTAATAAGGAGATTTAGTAATGGCAGTAACAACAACTAGAGCCAATTTCAAACAATATTGTCTCAGACGTTTAGGTTTTCCAGTAATAGAAATTAACGTTGATGACGACCAGATAGAGGATCGTATTGACGATGCTTTGCTTTATTATCAAGATTACCATTTTGATGGTCTACAAAAAATCTATTATATTAAAGCAATCGACCAAACAGATATTGACAACAAATATCTTGACCTAACTCAAGCCAGAGATTCAGCCAATAATGTATTAGATATTGCTGGTATCACTCGAATCTTTCCTGTAACCGACTCACAATCTTCGGTCAATATGTTTGACCTGAGATACCAACTCCGTCTAAATGAGTTGTATGACTGTGTAGTATCCGTAAAAATTGTTGGCATATAACTCATGAAGAGATGGGTATCGATTCTTAATTACCTCAGGAGTCAAGTCTGGTTGCAAGTGCGACTCATGGACATTGCCATAGTATTCTCCTTGCTCCATCTCATATGGAACAGCCACCAAACATTCCTTGCCACTTGAGTCTATCTTATTAATTAATTCTTTTGCATCCTTAGTACTTAAATGCTCAAGCACATCGCCAAGAATAATAAAATCATATGCACTGATATCAAAGTCAACAATACTTCCAATATGAACATTATCATATTTGTCTTTTAAGTTATACTCATGCACATACGGTTCCCATATCTCAATACAGTCCATTTGATATCCTAGACTACGCAATAGGTTTGAGTACGTACCGATACCAGGTCCAACGTCAAGTATTTTTTTATATGTACCTACATGAAATTTAAAGTACTGGCGAATCTCGCTTTTGTAGAAGTGATAACTTTCTGGCATTGGATTGTAATTTTAGCCAAATTTAATTAATATTGTATCAAAACCCAATTTAAATGAAAGTAGAAGTTAGTATTGGAGAAGTATTAGACAAAATATCCATCCTTGCAATTAAACTAGACAAAATCGAAGACGAGGATAAATTAAAAAACATCCAAAAAGAATTTATTAGTTTAACATCTCAGATTAATACTAGTATGTATCTAGATAAATTATATATGAGATTGTGCCAAGTAAATCAAAAACTTTGGAATGTAGAAGATAAGCTAAGGGATCACGAGAGGTTAAATAACTTTAATGAAGACTTTATTAATTTGGCGCGCAGTGTCTATAAATTGAACGATGAAAGAGCTCGAATTAAGAAAGAATTTAATATTAAATACGGATCAGAAATAATAGAAGAAAAATCATATCAAGAATATTAGTAATTTTGTCTAATAATTAAATAAAATAACAATGAAAAAATTAGAGCAACAAGAGTTAGAAAGACTAACAAGTGCTACCAAAAATCTTCGGGACGCTCGCAATACAATTGCGGATATCGAAATCTCTCTCAATCGTTTAGAGTCAAAAAAGAAAGCTGTTTTGTTTAATGCAGAGCAAGCTGCCGAAGAATTAAACAACATCCAAGGTGAACTTCAAGAAAAATATGGCAATGTTTTGATTGATGTTGTCACTGGAGAAATCAAGGAAGAAAATGATAATTCGGAAAATTAGTATTGGAACAGACTACAAGTCAAGTATGCATTATCTACAAGGACAAGAGGTCCTAGATAAAAGCTATAAAATTCATTTAATGAAGTTTACCGATATTGGTTCAATTCAAATATTCATTGAACGAGATGACGAGGTTGTGTTGTGGAAAGAAATTAATCCTACTGTGCCAACTGTCATTGAGTATGATATATCATTCTAATGAGGTCCCCACACTATTTTTTAGTCATCCCCAAAGATTCAAAAAGGTATGACGCAGAACGTAATGGAGTTATTATTTCAGCATCCAAAGAAGACCATTTGGCAACCACAAGGGAAGCCACAGTGGTCGCAACCCCTATAAATTATGAAGGCCCGATACAAGTTGGCGATGTGGTCATTTGTCATCATAATACTTTCCGGTATTACTACGACATGCACGGTCGAGAAAAATCATCCTGGAATTACTTTCGCGACGATTTATATTTTATCGACGATCCTTATGCTTATAAACATTTTGGCAATCCGTGGAAAGGGATAGGTCGTTATGTCTTCGTAACCCCTACTGAGAACGACTACCAAGGAGTGGCTACTACAGATGCAGAAAAGCCCCTTGTAGGCACGATTAAGTACGTGAATGACCAAGTACTAGCACTCGGATTAAAAGAGGGCGACACGGTCACATTTCAGCCTGAATCAGAGTATCCGTTTTGGATTGATGGCGAGAAAGTTTACCGCATGTACACATCTAATATAACGATGAAGCTATGAGCAAAGTAACTGAACTCAAGAAAAAGATTATTGATTCTGGATACAAAGCTGTCGAAGAATTAATCAAAGTGGCAGGCGAGCAAATCATCACGCACGCTGACGATGACCTAAGTGCTGATAAGATGAAGAACGCAGCAGCAGCAAAGAAATTGGCAATCATGGACGCTTTTGAGATTCTAAAACGAATTGAAGAAGAAAGTAATATCATCGAGGGTATTGTTGCCCCGGTTGATATTAGCAATAAAGGCTTTGCAGAAAAGTACGCTAATAAAATAAAATGAGTTTATATCAAATCGTTGAAAATGTTGTACCTGAAAAGATTCTGAAGAGGCGAAATGCTAAGCAGGATTGGCAGTACGGCTATGACAAAGAATACGATATTGTTATTGTTTCCAAAGATGGCACATTAGGTGACATATATAGCATACAGAATCTACGTATTGGCTTGCCTGCTGAACCAGACAAGGTTAATTACAAGCACAACAAGTGGCAGGTAGAAGAATTACCCAAAGAATTATCTAGGATTAAAACTCAGTTTGATTGGAACAGACGAGACACTGCATTTAAATCTCAATGGGTAGATTATATAGAGGAACAATTTAGAAGAAGAGACCAGGGGTTTTGGTTTATCAATAACTCGGTGCCAACTTATATGACAGGTTCCCACTACATGTATTTGCAATTTACAAAGACTGACGTAGGAAAACCTGATTTTCGAGAAGCAAATAGGATATTTTATATATTTTGGGAAGCTTGTAAAGCCGATAATAGATGTTTCGGCATGTGTTATTTAAAAAATAGACGTTCTGGATTTTCATTTATGGCTTCTTCGGAAGTTATTAATATTGGCACATCGACAAGAGATTCAAGTATTGGTATTATGTCAAAGACAGGTACGGATGCTAAGATGATGTTTACAGGCAAAGTAGTTCCAATTATTAATAATTATCCTTTTTTCTTTATGCCTACTAGGGATGGTAATACATCTCCTGTAACAGAGCTTGCATTTCGCGTACCTTCGTCTAAGATTACGCGCAAGAATATGGATAAGGAAGAAGAGGCTGAAATCGACGGACTTGATACAACCATTACTTGGAAGAACACGGCAGACAACTCCTTTGACGGTCAGAAATTAAAATTTCTCGTTGAGGACGAGTCGGCTAAACTTGAAAAGCCAAATAATATTCTCAATGGTTGGCGTGTAAGAAAGACTTGTCTTCGTTTGGGTTCTCGTATTATTGGAAAGTGTATGATGGGTTCTACATCTAACGCACTTGATAAAGGAGGGGATAATTACAAGAAGATGTACAACGATTCAGACGTAAAACATCGTAATGCAAATGGTCAAACTAAGTCAGGATTATATGCGTTGTTTATTCCGATGGATTATAACTATGAAGG